CCGATGTACAGGTAGGCGAACCGGCGACCAGCGTTAGCCCCGTAGCTCAGGACGCCCAGAGCCAGGATCTCGCGCGTGCCGGATGTTTCATTATCCGTATACTGCGCGTCTGCATAACCAGTAGAAGCTGTCGCATCGACTCCTGTACCCCATCTGGCCATCGGGTTAGCCGAGTCATAACCAAGTACGGAAATAAATTTCCATACCTGTCCTGTTCTTGCTATGTTGTACCCGATCTTAGTATAGCCTGTGGTTGACGCGCCAGGCGAGCTTACAAGGTTCGCGCTGTCATAGCAGACGTAAGGTGTCTCGGTATCTGCATCCGAAATGAGCATGAACGCATTCCCGATAACCTCATACTGGCCAAGGCTATACTCTACACCGAACAGAACATATGGGTTCTTGCCGTTCGTGTTATTGTTCGGAGATCCACACGATGCAAGGACACCATCGCAGGAACCGGTCTTCCACGGATATGTAGTTATCTTCGTGGTTCCGCTGGTAATGCTGAAGGTGGTTCCTCCATTATCCACATAGACCGCCTTATTGTTATCGTCATACGTCTCGATCTTAGTGATCTGCACACGATTGGCGATGCCATAAGTAGCGGCCGCGTTTCTATCATCATTTGTCGCATCTCCAATGCTGACAGTAGAGCCTACTACCAGATTGTTGGCGTTCGAGTTGCTGATCACAATGCGCTCTACGCCGCTTTCAGTAACGGTTGCGGTGTACTGAAGATAGTAGCTCGTTGCTCCGGCCATAACGCTCTGGCTGTGTCTGGTCGCGAACGCCACATCAAACAGGTTGTTCATGCGCTCCATATCCTGGAAGGTTGTCGCGCAGTACTGGGTGCCGTTGAGGTGGGCCTTCGTTACCAGTGAATTGTAAGAGTTGTTATAGCTCGGGTTCTTGCCGGATACGGAGTTTATCTTGGATCCTGACTCCGCGCTGTCCTGATACTTGGCGATGGCTACGAACTTGCGGACCGTCGTACCATCCGGCATGATCGCGTCTCCTTCAGGGAATGATCCGTCGAATCGCGTATCGGACAGGATCTTGTTCTCGCCGTAGGCATCAATGGTAATCTTGATCCACTGCGGCAGGTACAGACACCACACATCCGCATCGGTCCGGGAAAACTCGTCGTCGATGCCGTCAATGTACTGCACCTGGAAATTGCCGTCTGAGTCTACATATCCATTCACCTCGATGTGATAGAATACGGATACGCCCTCGAAGTCGTTCTGCTTCCTCTCGGTGTCGGTCGACGGATAGGCTACCATTCCTGCCGCATCGTTCAGGCGCGTCCCTGACGATGAAGGATTGATATCGAAGTCGTCAAAATGAACACCATATTTCTTGCCGTCCTTATGCAGGTTCAGAAGGAATAGGGCCTGATCATTTTTCGATGAAAACATTGAGGATGCTGCCTCCATAATGGCAACATCATTATTGATCAGCTGGCCGAGGATCCCGTTCATGAAATCTGCGGACACGGGGTCTGATGTCTCAACCTTTGTGAGGTTTGGATTAAACCCTGCATTTTTAACGTCAAAAACCGACATTTATCTTACCTCCTATGGTTAATCACGATAAAGGGAAATCACCCTGCGCGTTGTTTTAATACGTCAGGGGTTATATTAGTTATGGGAAGGCGTCTCACACGCCCTGTGAGCCATCAGAATGTGTCATCACATTCAAAGATAGTATCCATATCGCTGTCTATTCCCTTCGCATGGAAGGATTTTAAGGCTACGAAATCACCTGCCGAGTCATACAGCCCGATCTCTGAAATAGATGTGCCATCTGTAATAGACCCTGCAGCAATCGTGCAAGCGTATCGAATTACCGTGTCTGAAATAACCGTGTAACCGTCCACGGCCTGACGGTAAACCTCGTTATACAAGGCATTTTGCCCTGCCGTATGGTTGATGATTGTGCCAGAAGAATTAACCCCTCCGGTACCGAATGCCATACCTGTGATCTTCGGCAGAGTTGCAATTCCGGCTCTGGCCTCCACCATTTTCTTTTTAGCTTTTGTCGTAACAATCGTTGATGCCATTCGTTATATTTCCTCCCTTCCGGAATTAAATGAAAGTGTCCCGTCAAAAGTGTGAAGGCCATCAAAGGCAGCTCCGCCAGTTGACGATGTGTAAAAATAAAAGGCCATATCTTCCTCTGCCTCTATGGGTTGAACGATGCTCAGTTTCCTGAACCTCGGGATATCCCTTTCGGCATTGAAATATATTGACCCGTTAAAACCGCTTTGACCATCGAATTTATTTCCGTCCCACCACTCGATGTCCATCTGATAGACAGGTGTGAGCGGGATCTGCTCTGTATGAGCCAGCTCAAAATAATGGGTGATCTCATTCAGCGTCACCGCGTTTTCGCCCTGGATGGTCAGCCGCTGTCCATGGTAGAAGATTGGAGGACTGATCGTATCAATCTGGAGCGTCCCGTCAAAATTATACTTGCCGTTCCATGTGTGGCCGTCCCACCAGTCGATCGGCATGAGATACAGAAGCTTCGGCGATATCACTTCTTCCTGTGGTATCGTCAGCCGGTGCCACAGGCGGTTCAGTGTGATCGCTTCATCGAGCTGGATCTTCAGCCGGTGCGCCATGTAGAATACCGGAGGCAGCACGGCATCAAAAGCGATGCTTCCATCGAAGTTCTTCTCACCGTTCCACAGGTTCGTTTCCCACCATGTGATCGGCATGATGAAGATTACCTTCGGGGTAATCAAGTTCGCCATCTCGATCGTCATGAAAAGCCATGAGAACGTGTAGACCGTGTGAGACTGCTTCAGCTTATTGATCTTTTCGCGTACGCTGTCGAACTGCTCTTCCGCGTCTCCTGACAGAAGCACATGGAAGATATTCGGATGCGAGTAGGAATACGGACCCGGGTCGTTGATGTCGTAAACGTTAGCCGTGTACCCGGTCGTGTTCTCGATGGTCTGCGCCATCCAGTAGGGCGTTGAGGAATATCGCGGTTCCATCTTCAGATGGATAAGCCGGCGCCGTTCCTCATACGACAGCGAGGAACGGATCGGAAGCCCGTACATCTGCTCCCAGTACATAAGTCCCCATGTCGCCGTATCCACATCGAACTGAAGCGGCAGCTCCTGACAGTATTTCACGGCCAGGTCCATCTGCTGTCCCATGACCTCATAGGTCCATTTCCCGACATAGCTCTTGTCATACCAGTGGGCTGTCACATAGGAGAGCATCCTTTTTGCCGCGTCTGAATAGGGGAAGTTATCAAGATCAACTGCCATCTTTACGCCTCCTCAAAATCAACCGTGCCTGTCTTCGGATACTCGGCCGCATCCAGCGTGATATTGCTGTGCCCGCCTTCCATGGTGAAATCCTCGAAGTCCGTCACGCCTTCGATGGATGAGAATGCCGTCCGGCAGGCGTTGTAGCGGAGGATATCGTCCGTTTTCGCTGAGGTATAGGCTTCCTTGACCGCCGTCTCAAAAGCTGTCTTGACGCCATCCAGCGTGATGTTGTTCAGCACCAGCCCGGTAGCCTTGAAGGAAATCTCCTTCGAGGTGGCGGGATCCACGATCAGCTGTGCGCTCCCTGATGCCATGATCCTCTTGCTCCGGTCATTCGGAGATATGATATGGTTATATACCGCTGTCGTGAGAGCTTCCGTAGCGGGATTTCCCTCACTGTCGACGATGATCAGCCGTACCACACCGGGACCGCTGTCCGTATCGACGATGACGGTACCCACGCCGTCCACTTCCTTTGCCCAGTTGATATAATCCGTGTCGTTCCCGACAAAGGAAAGCTGCTCCTCATAGGCCGCATGGATACGCTCGTAATAGGTGTCATCGTCCTCAACGTCCGTTCCTCCGACGGTTGCTTCGGCGTTCGTGATATCCGTCACGCCGTCCACCGGAGTAACCATGATGACGATGGTATTCTTCGCCACATTCCCGTCAGCTCCGGCTTCCACCGCTTCGATCGGCAGGTCAAGCGTTCCGCCGTCCGTGAAATCGGCATCCTCCGTGATCTGGAATTCGATCGCGTCCGTGGTGTCCGTGGCAGGTACCGCGAATATGGTCCCCGCAGGAAGCGAAGTGCCTGGATCGGCGGTTACCTGCAGCGTCCCCGTTGCCGACGTAGCCGCGCGCCTTGTTACATGTGCTCTCGCTCCGTGCTTGTCGAGCCAGTCATCCCATGAATATTCCGGGAAGGCAATCATGATAGCGCGGGTGATATCGAACTGGATGAGCTGAGAGATCTCGATCGCCGTCGGCATCGTGAAATCATAGGGGAAATCGCCCTCCATGTCGCTGATGTCTTCGGGCAGGTTCTCCATCATCCGCTCCTGGATCTGCTCGCTGTCGCTGTCCTCCACAAAATCCGGGCTGATAAAATCAGGTCTTGCCATTCATTCTCACCTCCTTATTCGGCCTCGATCGTTGTATTAAGTGTAAAGGTTTCCTCGTCAATCCCCGTGACTGTGAAGGTCACATGGACGTCTCCCGGATCGTCCCAGTTGAAGGAGAAATTCTCCACCGCCTGTGTTCTGGGGTTGACCATCAGTGCTTCCTGGATGGTGCGGGCGATGGCCAGCTCCACCGCGTTGCGGTCAGGCTGAGTTCTCGCGTCCTCCATCTCCGTCCCGATATCATCGCTGTAGGCTGCCCTGGAATACCGTTCCGTGGCAACCGTTTTCACACACCAGACCTTATAGGCTTCGGTTCCTTCGCTGCGGGGTATCCGGTTGGCCGGTGTCCTCACGAAGTCCGCCGCTTCAAGATCCCATGCGATCGACGGATGATATTCGGTATCATAGCTGTCTGTTTCCTCCGTAAACTCCGGGACGTCCACGGCAGGAATTAGATTCGTTTCATCTGCCATAATCTGCCATAATCCCTCCTCTATTCCTACAGACTGCTTGCCTTCTTGATAACATCAATGACAACAGGCTCCTCCTGCACCCAGACGACCAGCACACGGTCTCCGACGGCAAGTTTCGGAAGGGAGTGGCTGTGCTTTGATGCCGTTCCGGTACTGATCCCAGAGATATGCCTGCACACGGAATACTCGCTTTTCGGGATCGGAACCGGGAAGGTATTCGTCACAAGGGAATACCCGGAACTGATCTGCCCGAAATCGAAGGTGAGCTGCCCCTCTGTTGATTCGGACATCCGGTTATCGAGGATCGCGGCCAGTTTCGCCGCTCCCCTGTTTCCTTTCTCTGACATATCCGCCTCCTTTAATCAAACGTGCCTTCGTCAACCCATCCATAGACATGGGTCTTGGCCCAGTTGGTGTTCTTCAGGTGATACGGATGCGCGGCGCTCTTGCGGATCTTTGTGATCTTCGCAGGACCGGTGCCCTTCACCGTGTATCCCTTCGCGCCCTTGTAGCTCGATACATAGTGTTTATTCCCTCCGTGGAAGGTTACCGTATCGCCTACCTTATAGGCCTTGGAAGAGCTCGAATCGGATGCGTCATCCATCTTATAGTTGCTTGTGCTGTCGAGGTCGAGTGTCATGGTCATGGCATCGCAGTCATGCTTAATGCCTTTCACGATGTAATACCCTGCCGTGATCGTCGATGTTTTCAGATGTACCATGTCTCCCTTTCGGATGACCGGCATGTCAGGAGCCTGAATGGTGATCGTCTCCTTCGGTTTGCCGTTCTCTTCCAGTTCCTCCTTGGCAGTCTTTTTTGCCTCGCTCAGCTTATCGTCTTTCCCTCTGGTCTCGATCTTCTGGCGGATGCCATACTTCGTCTGGCCGTCCACCGTGGCCTCGACCGGAGAGGAACCGTTCTTGTTTTCCTTGCCGACAATCTTCACGCGGGTGATCATGCTCGCCGTGCTGATCTTATGGCTGACCTGCATCATGTGCTGCGTCTCTTCCAGGTGATAGACCGTGGAATTGGAGCCATAAGACAGGACACTCACCGTCTTGGTCCCGGAACCGCGAAGGAAAGCGTCTTTCCCGCCCTTCTTCTTGGCTTCCTTGAGGACCTTCGTCAGCACGGTGCCCAGCTTCTCGGTCTTATATACCAGTTTCGAATGCTTCACATTCGGCCCGGAATACGTTCCGACCGTCAGCCCCCACTTCTGCAGGATCTTCGTCACAACGGATTTTGTCTTGGTGCCGTTGGCAAAGAACAGGTTGTCCTGTGACTCCTGCAGATCGTAAAGACAGTCATACGCCTTGATCTGGAAGGTTTCCTGCGTCGCTGTCGCGGATGGATTCCATTCAACGATCCGCCCTCTGCAGGCCTCCGTTTTCTTCCCTCCGTTATAGCTGTAAAGGATCCCGACCCAGCATCCAGGTTTAGCAAGAGCGGAGAGCCTGCCCTTTGAGGTGCTGTCGTTCTTTGCCAGAAACGATATCCTAGCCGCAAGCTCTCCGTCCTCTTCCTCCCATGCGTCATCCTTGATGTAGTCCGTGATGTCGTACTGCTTTTTATCCTCCGTGATAATCACGACGGTATATTTATATTTCAGCGGGTCTAACACGCTCTCACCTCCTTACGGGATGGTCAGCGTGGTGCCCGGCCATATCCGGTTCCCGCCGTTGCTGTTTCGGAAGCCATGCTTCTTCGCAGCCTTTTCAATAGCCGACTTGTTCTTGTTGTAGATCTTGGTCCACTTCGTACCGGAGCCATAGTATTTCCTGGAAATACCCCAGAGTGTGTCCCCGTATTTGATCGTGTATTTCTTTGTTTTCTTTTTGAACGCGGCTGTTTTCTTCGCATTATTCCGGTTCGTTTTCTTCTTCTTTGCCGTCTGTTTCTTGGTGCTTGACTTGATACCCAGCTCAGCTGTGGTATAAATCTTCAGCTCGGTGTAAGGATAGAGCGTGATGTCATATGAGAAATCACCGTGCCCTCCGGTCGGTTTATAATCAAATTCCTGGATCGTTACGTCCCGGTTGACGCCTCCTCCCGATATGATCAGGTTGAGCGGTGTTTTATTTTTCTGCCAGTTATTCAGGGTATTGATGCAAGTCATTGGGTCCTGCCATCGGCGGTTCAGAGCGCTTATACGGCGTCTCGAACTGCCCCAGAACATACCCGACCACTTGATCGGCTCCTTATCCATCCCGGATGGGAAGCTTAATCTTCCCATCCCGATGATGCTGTACTCCTGATACAAAGTAGCGTGTCTGATGTCGATGTCTCCGTCGGGCATCGATGGAAACTGAAACCGCCAGTCCGGGTGGGCCAGCGGTGCAAGATAAATCTCCATATGCCCTCCTTATGCTACCGGCCTGTTCTCATAGGCTTCCGCCAGCGTAACGGCCAGCTGATTGGCCATTTCGTCGGTGATGTCTCTTAGGTTGGCCTTGATAATCTGAACGACCTGCTCCGCGTCATTGTTTCCGCTGACTGTGATCGGCGCGCTCATGTGGATCGTGATTGCAGGTGCTCCTTCTGATCCGCCTCCGGAGTTTCCTCCATTGTTCATCGTCACAGGGATATCGCCGTCATCCGTAACCGGAACAGTATCCCGGTCATGGATCGTAGCGATGTCACCATCAGAAGAACCGATACGCCACTGACCGACGCCCGCGCTTCCTCCGTCCGCATAGGCCGTAACGCCAAGAGCTTCGCCTGCCTGTGCCCACAGGTCAAGACCGCGCTCTCTTCTGTTAGCCCCGACAGGGATAACAAACTCAGGCCCTGCCTCGCCAATGAGGGAAAGCATCGGGCTGTCAACATAGCGCCCCATGGCACTGGCCGTGATCGTCGCCGATCCACTGCCGGCACCAGAGAACGTGATTGTCTTCGAAGGATTTGCCAACGAATAGTCGATCGTAATTGAAGCCGTAGCTGTTACTGGAATTGTAGTTGCAAATGCGCTCTTCAAATTTCCAGATACGGTGCTGTAAATTTCGGAAGCATTATCCGTTTCTGTCAAAGTCACATTAGTGCTGCCATCCGTTTCCATAGTGTTATCAAACTCACTCTGAGTATCTGATTGAGCAGTTTCATACGCCTGTGATGCATCGGTTTCCCCCTCAGTAACTGTCGTATCAGCTGTTGCTGAAGCATCCACAGTTCCTGCATCTACAGCCCCGTTATCTTCAGTTGAGGATTGTATCGCGCTTTGAAGCTGAGACGTATCTGTTGTAATCATATCTGCAGGAATAGTGACCGTTGCACCTGCGGTAAGTTCTGCTTCAGGCACCCCAGTGATCTGAGAAAGTTCTTCCATTGAAATACCCAATGCGGATGCCAGCTGCTCAGCTGCGCTTTGCTCGTTAACCTCAACGGACCCTAATGTTACCTGAACTCCGTTTGCTGTTACCGTGGCTGTGCTCCCGGAGGTATCTAATGATGAGCAGAAACTCTGGATGGCCGACTGAATATTCTCAGCGCTGTCCTGCGTCACCTGAGTATCCTCCACAGATGCGGTAACTCCGTCCATCGTAATCGGTTCATCGGTAGTTTCAGCACATGCTCTTTCTAGGGCAGTTCTCAGTTCTTCGGGGGCAGATATCGTACCATCACGGATGCCCTGTACAAGTGCTTTGTCACCGCTTTCAGCTAGTGAATTAGCATATACCTGCCATGCAGCATCTGTATCACCAGAAGCTGCTCCAAGTTCCATGGCCTGATTAAAGCTATCCATAATAGCCTTAGGAATTGCCTGCCCCTGCTGACGGTAAGAATCAATCATATCTGTCATGGCATTGACATCCGGTTTCATCTGGCTGTAAACCTGAGCCAAAGCCTTCTGATCTCCGCTTGCAAATAGTCCAGAATCCGTATATGATTGCGTCATTCCGGTTTCAAACGCAGAATATAGCTGGTCTGCTCCGGCAGTGCCATTTTTCACTTCTTGATATGTTTCGCTCGCAAAGCCGGCTGCCTTATCAGCATTCCCTTGATTAGTGGAAATATTCCCGCTGATCAAGCTCCCATAAGTATCATTTAATGTATTATTCTCAAAAGAAATGGTATTCTGGAGACTGCTAGCTTCAGCATTTCTGACGGATTGAGCCCACTGACTCTTCAAAGTGTCAGCATCAAGGCCGATCTCTGCCAACCGTCCGGATTTATCCATGGAATTGATCATCGTGTAGAATTCCTGCGATGCCTGATCAAGGTAATCGCTGTTCGTCTGCCGCTGTTCCTGCAAAGAGCTTACGACTTCCGAGAACGAATCCGCTGTAAGATCTTTTCCGCTCAGCTCTCCATATTTCTGATTGATTAAATCCATAGACGCCTCACTCTCAGATTCTTTCCAACGACTTAGAATACCGTTTACTTCCTCTTCCAATTCGGCTATATGTTTCTGTTCATCAACACTTATTATGCCGTCTGAAAGCGCTTCATCTACTGCACTGGTCAGCTGTGATGACAGGCTCGACATCTCAAGGTTGTCTGAAAGTGTCCAGGAGTCGATTGCCTGTGAAAGTGTCTGCCCCTCAGGAGTCTGAAGCATCGTATCTACCATAATCTTTGCAGAATAGGTTCGATCTTCAAGTTCAGTGATCTTCTGGTGTATGAATGTTTCAATATTTCCTTTGTAATCTTCCTGTTCTTCTGGTGTAAGTTCAATTCCGACACTGCTCTTATACTCAAGCGCGTCATTGTTCTTGAGTGCTTCATCGGCCTTCTCGCGGCACTCGTCAGCTCCTGTGAGGGTTTCGACTGCCAGCTTGATATTGACGCCCCATTGTGCATCAAGTATCTGGCTGGCAATCTCCTGGGCCTGCTCAGATGACAATTCTACAGAACCGAAATGAGTCGAAAAGCTGGTGTTGATTTGCTTCTGGTTATATGCATCAACAGCCGCTACAACAAGACCAATCCCGGCCGCCGCCGCTGTTGCGGCTACTCCGACGGTACCAAGTGTCGGGCTAATTTGTGATAATGCAGAATACAAATCGCCAAGCTTTCCTACACCCTTTGAAACGCCCAATCCAATTACGCCGGCGGAAAGCCATGAAGTAAGCCCCGCTTCCTGCCCACCGGGAAGAATTTTCAAAGCGTCCGAAAACAGGGATGTGATGCCTTCTGAAATCTTGTGTTTCCCAGTTCTGCCGATCCATTTCTGGAATGGCTTTGTCACGAATGTGTCAAACGCCAGGTTAATTTTCCCTCTGGTCCCTGACTGCTTCCATTCGAGGGAATTGGTCATCGCGCCCCATTTGTCCTTGAGTACGCTCGCCTTTGCATCAACCTCATCCATTATTGTAGTGATGGCATCTGATACGTCCGGCATCAGATCTGTCAAAGAGTCGACCACACTTCGCAAGTACGGCTCAAGCCGTTTGCCGAAGGTATCCTGTACGCCCTCGAAGGCTGACTGGAACAGCGTCACAGAGCCGGTCAGGTTATCCAGCATGGTAGCCGCCATTTCATCAGCCGCGCCATCACAGTTATGGATTGACTCGGACAGCGCGTCGTAATCATCCTCCGATGCGTTGATGATGGCCAGCATACCGGACATGGCCTGCTTGCCGAAGATCGTCTTCACGGCCGCCGCCTGCTCATCTTCCGACAGACCGCTCAGAGATGATCTGACATTATCCATAACGCCTGAGAGGGTCTTCATATTGCCCTGCTCATCCGTAAGGGAAATGCCGTACTTATCCATGGCAGTCTGCATTGCCTTTGTAGGTGCCGCCAGATTAGAGATAGCCGTTCTGAGCGTCGTGCCGGCCATA